GTCTGAGGTAAACAAAGAGACTCCAGATATTGATGCAGAAAAGGTAAAATTAGATGAATATGAGGCAGAATTCTCTGAAAATATTGAGCGTTGTGCTGATGTCAGCAAGGAGTTTGACAACCTGAAAATCGTATCCACTCTCCTTAGAGACAGTGGTATTAAGAGTAAGGTTATCAGCAAATTTGTGCCTATTTTTAACAGTTTAATCAATAAATACCTGCAGTCCATGGACTTCTTTATTGGATTCACATTGGATGAAGAATTCAATGAGGTCATCAAGTCTCGTTGCCGTGATGTATTCTCCTATGCATCGTTTTCAGAGGGCGAAAAGCAAAAAATTGACCTATCTTTGCTGTTTTGCTGGCGTGACATTGCCAAGATGAAAAACTCTGCATCAACCAATCTCCTCATCCTTGACGAGGTATTCGATTCTTCCCTTGATACTGCTGCTACAGACGAATTGATGAAGATTTTAAGGGGTATGGACGACAGGACTAACCTATTTGTGATCAGTCACAAGGGTGACATCCTCCTGGACAAGTTTGATAGTGTGGTCACCTTTGACAAGGTGGGTGATTTCAGCACCATGAAGCAGGACAGTTTATAAAGTGGCACCCTAACCCTTCCATGGGTCATGTGGGTGGGTATAATAGATTCATACACAAAGAAAGCATGACCGTACAAGAAGTCAAAGGCACTCTCGCCAAACTACTCGCCACTGAAAACCTCGTTGTAGAGCACAGGGCAGTCAGCACAGCATCCTTTGATGTGCATAGGCGAGTCTTGACCCTCCCTATCTGGAATGCTAAGGAAATCGTCTTCAACCTGCTGGTAGCACATGAAGTAGGACACGCTCTCTTCACTCCAGACGGTGACCTTCTAGACAGACTTCCTTGCCCTAAGTCTTATGTCAATGTGACCGAGGATGCTCGCATTGAGAAACTAATGAAACGTAAATTTGCAGGTATTTCCAAGGATTTCTATGGTGGATACAAGCAACTTCATGAAGATGATTTCTTCAGCGTCAAGGAGATCAATACCAACTCACTCAAACTGATTGACCGTATCAATCTTTACTATAAATTGGGTGCAAATGCCTTTATGCCCTTCTCTGCTGAAGAGATTCCTCTTCGTGATGCAGTAGGTGAGGCAGAGTCTTTCCAAGATGCTATCGATGCTGCTGTCGCTATCAAAGAGTTTGAAACAGCAGAAGCAGATCAGCAAAAAATTGATAATATCACTGATGTAGACAACAATTCTGGTGGTGGCAGCGACAAGCAGGAAGCACAAGATGAGCAACCTTCCTCTGGAGGTGATGAGGGTGAGGAGCAAGACGGTGATGATGGTCAGGACGATGCAGACCTTGACACACCCTCATTCAACCGTAATGGTGGTGAAGAGGCAATGACTGATGAGTCTCTTGAGGAAGCACTGCAGGACATTGCAAGTCAAAACAGTAACAATGAGACTAGGTATCTTGAGATCCCTAATGTTGACCTTAAGCACGTCATTATTGACCCTAAAATGGTCAATGATATGGCACAGACATACTGGTCTGAGTATAAGCAACCTGGATTCCCAGACAACGTACTTGACTGGACTGTTTCAGATCAAAACTACAACAATTTTAAGAGAGATTGCACCCGTGAGGTGTCATATCTTCAGAAAGAGTTTGAGATGAAGAAGTCTGCAGCAGCACACGCTCGTGAGTCTATCTCTAAGACTGGTGTGCTTGACACTGCTAAACTTCATCAGTATCTTTACAACGAAGATCTCTTCAAGAAGGTCACAGTCCGCCCTGATGGTAAGAATCATGGTCTAGTCTTCCTCGTTGACTGGTCTGGATCTATGGCAGAAATTATTCACGATACATTCAGGCAACTGTTGTCACTGTGCTTCTTCTGTCGCAAGTCTGGTATCCCATTCAGTGTGTATGCCTTCGTAAGTGACGCATCATACTCTGAATTTCGTGACTATGAGGAGTCCCTTGGTAAGGAGAATGACTTCTATGTTGCCAAGCACTTCCACCTTGTAGAATTGCTCAGCAGTGCCCTTAATAACAATACTTTTGACCGTTATGCTAGGGATCTTTACCGTGTCTCTCAGATGTATGAGCAACGCTACGGCAACCGTAATCCATTCGCTGAGCGTCCTGTCCCTGATTGCATTCCCCCTCACCTTATGCTCGGTGGCACCCCTCTAAATGAGGCAATCATATGTCTACAGACTCTGATTCCTGCATTCACTGCTAAGCATGGTGTTGAGAAGTGTCACGTCACTATCTTGTCTGATGGTGAGAGCAACTGGTCTGGATGCTGGGTTAGATCTACCTATGATGATAAGATCCATCGCTCTGCAGTGCCTTCAGGTGCCGCTATTCGTTGTCGCAAGACGGGTCGTACCTACAACTCACCACGGTGGGGTAGTTACATGACTGAAACTCTCTTACGTTACATGAAGGGTCGTTTCCCACAGTGTAACTTCACTGGTTTCCGTCTTGGTAGCACCCGTGATATCAACTACATCCTCCAAAACTTTAATGATCTTACTCAACCACAGAGAAAGACTGCTGCTGAGGTATTCAGGAAGCACAAGTCAACCTCTGCTCCGATCATGGGTTATCAAGAATTGTTTCTAATTCAAAGTAACAAGTTGAATGAAGAGGTAGAGTTTGATGTAGAGGAGGATGCATCCAAGGCACAGATTACTCGTGCCTTCAAGAAGACTCTCAAGGCAAAGTCCAACAACAAGAAAATCCTCTCGTCCTTTATCAATCAAATTGCATGAATATCTTTGCAGTAGATGATGATCCTGTCTTGGCAGCAACTTGTCTGCCAGACAAACACATCGTCAAGATGCCACTAGAGTGTTGTCAGATGCTCGCTATTGTATTCAGTAAGTGGTATCTCAATGAGGGTCCTGTCCTGAAGAAAGATGGGACTCCTTACGCTACAGAGAAGGGTGCATTTCGTAATCATCCTTGCACTAAGTGGGTAGCAGAGTCTGATGATAATATCCAGTGGTTGATGCAGCATGGCATTTCTTTATGTGAAGAATATACATATAGATACGGTAAAAGACATGCCTGTCAACCGACAATCACTCTCGCTGCACTTACATACCAGCATGGTTGTCCAGATGACCACACTCCATTTGCTCGTGCTATGCCTGATCAGTGGAAGTTTGACGACAGTATCTCTACTATCGAAGCATATCAACGGTATGTGGCAAGCAAACCATGGGTAGCAACTAACTACCTACGTGTGCCAGATCACAAACCGTCCTGGGTGGACTACTACTCCACTCCTGCCTGTGTATAATAACTGTATACACAACAAAGAAACACATGACATTCGCACCTCACCCCGTGACCACTGACCAAATCGTTGACTACCTCCAAAGCAAGCATGGCGAGAGCGTCGGTACTACGGAATTGTTAGGTGCTGCTGAGCACTTCTCTTGCTCCTTCGCTACTGTCAAGAAGCGTCTTGTTGATTACAAGGCAGGCATTGGCAAGTGGAATTTGTCTGTGCAAGAAATCAAGCAACAACTTGAGACTGTCGTTAAGCAGAGCGAGTCACTTATTCCTCCTAAGGATGCTAACTACGTGCCCTTTGGTAACGCTACTGACCTTAAGAAGATCATCAAGTCCAAGATCTTTTACCCTACATTCATTACTGGTCTCTCTGGTAACGGTAAAACCCTTGGTGTTGATCAAGCATGTGCTGCTCTCGGACGTGAGTTGATCCGCGTAAACATTACTGTAGAAACTGATGAAGACGATCTTATTGGCGGTTTCCGTCTTGTCGATGGTAACACTGTATGGCACAATGGACCAGTTATTGAAGCACTTGAGCGTGGAGCAGTGCTCCTACTTGACGAGATCGATCTCGCATCCAACAAAATCCTCTGCCTGCAGTCAATCCTAGAAGGTAAGGGTGTCTTCCTTAAGAAGATTGGTCGTCACGTTACACCTGCTCCTGGATTCAACATCTTTGCTACTGCTAATACCAAAGGTAAAGGTAGCGATGACGGTCGTTTCATCGGCACTAACGTACTCAATGAGGCATTCCTTGAGCGTTTCCCTGTGACCTTTGAGCAAGACTATCCTGCACCTGCTCTTGAGATTAAGATGCTCAACAACTACTGTAAAGAGTTAGATTGTTGTGATGATTCTTACATCAAGAATCTTGTTTCTTGGGCAGACATCATCCGTAAGACTTTCAAGGATGGTGGTGTTGATGAGGTAATCTCTACCCGTCGTCTTGTCCACATCATCCGTGCTTACAGCATCTTCTCTGATCGTGTGAAGGCAATCAAGGTGTGTCTCAACCGTTTCGATGACGAAACCAAGCAGTCATTCATTGAGTTGTATGATAAGATTGATGCCGACGTTGACATCTCTGTTGACAATCCTCTCAATCTCTGATATCCTTTATAGATAACCTCTCTATATTATGGCAAACAAGTATAACGAAGAAGAGATCATCAAGGAGTTGAAAGACTACATAATCGGCACCTATCGTCAACACTATTCCAGTGGTGACGAAGGTATCCAGACCCTTGATCTCATCAATGCTTGTGGTGACGCTGAGGCATTCTGTAGGAGTAACATCCTAAAGTATGCTTCTCGCTATGACAAGAAAGGCACTCCTAGACGTGACCTTATGAAAGTGCTACACTATGCTGTGTTGCTGATTCACTTCAGCGACCAGTCCACAATAACCGAAACTTACCCCCAGTAACTATGCAAGCCGAAGCAAGACAAACTGTTAAACTGAGCAAGCAAACCATTGATGTGCTCCGCAATTTCAGTGCTATTAACAAGTCTATTCTTATTGATCCTGGTAAGTTTGTAGAAACGATGTCAATCAATAAGAATATTATCGCTGCCACACAAATTCGTGAAGGATTTCCTGAGCAGATGGCAATCTATGATCTGCCTCTCTTCCTCGGTGCTCTGTCCCTCTTCAAGTCTCCAACTCTCTTCTTCCCTGATAACAAGAAGGTTGTGATCTACGACGAAGATACTAAGGGTAAGACCACCTTCTACTACAGTGACCCCGAGATCATCGGTAGAGTCCCTGAGTTTAATCCTGACCTCCCTGATCCTGAGTTGTTCTTTGACCTACCACAGATGGATCTGGAGCAACTGATGCAGGCATCTAAAGTCTATGGTGTGGAAGATCTCTGCATCTATGGATATGAAGGTGAGTATAGTATCTGTGTGAAGGACAAGAAGAATGACACTTCCAATGTCTTCTCTTTGCCACTGAAGAAGCCAGTCTTCCACGACCCTTCTAACATGACGCCTGAGCGCACTAACTTCTGTTACTGTTTCAAGGTTGAGAATCTGAAACTGCTCCCTGGTAGTTACCATGTATGTCTCTCACGACGTAACATCGCTAACTTTACCAGTCTCTCCAACTCCTCACTCAACTACTTCATCGCACTCGAGCCTAACAAATGAGTAACAAACTGTTTCTTTGGGTAGAAAAGTATCGTCCTCAATCTATTGAGGATTGCATTCTACCAGGAAGCACTAAGGAAATCTTTCAAGGTTTTCTGGATCAGGGTGAGATCCCTAATCTCTTACTCTCAGGGTCTGCTGGTGTGGGTAAAACTACTATCGCTAAGGCACTGTGTAAAGAATTAGGTGCTGACTGTCTGGTTATCAACGGATCTGACGAAGGTCGTTTCCTCGATACCGTACGCAACCAGGCAAAAGTGTATGCCTCTACAGTCTCTTTAACCTCTACTGCTAAGCATAAGGTCATCATTATTGATGAGGCAGACAACACCACACCTGATGTGCAGATGCTTCTTCGTGCTTGCATCGAAGAGTTTCAAGGGAATTGTAGATTTATCTTTACTTGTAACTACAAGAATAAGATCATCTCCCCCCTACACTCACGATGCTCTGTTGTTGACTTTGCCCTCAAGGGTAAGGAAAAGCAAGCACTAGCAGGTGCATTTTTCAACCGTGTAAAAACTATCCTAGATAGTGAAGGTGTCAACTATGATCAAAAGGTTGTCGCTGAGGTAGTCCAGAAACATTTTCCTGACTTCCGTCGCACACTCAATGAGTTGCAACGGTATTCTTCTTCTGGAAAAATTGATACAGGTATCCTTGGTGTCTCTAATGACATCAACATTACCAACCTCGTAGGATATATTCGCTCAAAAGAGTTTACCAACATGAAGAAGTGGGTGACTCAGAATATGGACAACGAGCCTATTTCTATCATGAGAAAAATCTATGACAACCTCTATACCCACGTCCAACCGAAGTCAATTCCTGAAGCAGTGCTGGTCATCTCTGAGTATCAGTATAAGTCTGCTTTCGTTGTTGACCAAGAGATCAACATGGTGGCATTCCTGACCGAATTAATGATGAGATGTGAATTCAAATGAATGTAAAAGTATTCCGTATGCGGTCTGGCGAAGATGTCGTTGCAGACCTGATCGAAGAGACTGAAGATAGTCTCACTTTCTGTAACCCTATTGTCGCTATCCCTAGTGGAGAAGGTAGACTAGGGTTTGCTCCTTGGGCACCACTCCTGAATGGACGTGACGCACCTGTGACTGTCCCCAAAGACTACCTTGTCTTCGGTCCTCTTGAGACTCAAGAGGCAGTGGTCAAACAGTTTGAGCAAATGTTTAGTATCATTGAGACCCCTAGTAAAAAACTCATTATGTGATGATTGAAAAGAGGAGAGCACAGGTTAAGTCTAAATTTTATTATATCTTCTGGGGTGCTGCTACTGTTTCAGTACTGCTAGGTCAACTCTATGTTGGCAGCGGATACCGTAGGTTGCATTACTCTATGGAAGATCTAATTGATAAGGTTAACGGTGTATTGTTGGAGGCAAAACAAAATCCATACGAGGGATACATGTGAGACAAAACTATCAACCATTAAACTTCTTTCCTATTCAGTGCTATGAGTTTCGTTGTGATCAATTTTTAGTTGACACTACTCTAGGTCTTATAAAAGATCTAAATTATAAAGCATATAACGAACCTAGTGGTGTTAAAACAAGCGATGACATTCATCGTAGGGAAGTATTCAGACCACTCATGACTTGGTTTCAAACATGTGTAGATACTATTCATGTTGATACTGGTCTTGATTGTGATCGTCTGGCAGTCAACAAAGCATGGGTAAATATGTCCCTAGCGAAGAGTGCTCATCATCATGACGCTCATAGGCATCCTATGTCTTATCTAAGTGGTATCTTTTACCTCACTCAGGGTGCTCCTACTATCTTTGTAGACCCTCTTTTCCAGAGGGAGTGGGCATCATTTCATCTGGATGGTAAAATTGCTCAAGAGATAGCATACCATGGTGGTGCTGGTGGTTTAATTGTATTCCCTAGTTACATGATTCATGCTAGTCTACCTAATCATGATGATGTTGATAGATACTCTATCGCCTTTAACACCTATCCTGATGGGAGTATTAACAGTGGTGGGTTTGATAAACCCATGTCTAAAGTTAAAGTTGAATCATGGAATGATAATCTTGGACCATTGAATCTTAGTGACTATGCAAGGGACTGAATTACATATGTTTCCTGTTGTGTGCAGGACATATCAACAACCTGATGAGACTCTCAATCAACGTGTGATTGAATCTATGGATGGATATCCATCTCAGATGTCAAACTTTCCTGAGGGTGTCATTACATCACGTCCAGATCTACATAAGATAGAAGAGGGTCCTATCACAGAGTTGAGGCAATTCTTCTGGGACTGTCTGGCCGAGTATAGGTATGCATACAAACTCTACTGTGATGCCTTAGAGATCTCTTCTATGTGGTTTAACCATGCACCCGCTAATAGTGGTGTGGGACACCCCTTACATAGGCATCCAATGTCCTATCTAAGTGCTGTATATTACCTCACCCCTGGTGCTGCTACATACTTTGAGGATCCTGTCACACCTCGTACATCTGATACACTAGATGTATTTCAAGGTGATCTGATGGAGCGTGATCAGGGATGCAATGAAAAATTAATTGCACAGGAGAATAAACTGATCCTCTTCCCTTCCTGGTTACGACACTACTCAGGTCGTCAACTAGATAACTATGACCGTTGGACTATTTCATTCAATGTATTCCCCTGTGGTAACATTAATGTCGGTCCATTTGAAATGCCACAACTAAAAGTTTCTATAGAATGAAGTATTTGAAAACCCCACTTCGTTATCCTGGTGGTAAATCAAGGGTAGCAAAGAGTTTAATTGAGAAGTTTCCAACTAACATCTCAGAATTTCGTGAGCCCTTTGTGGGTGGAGCAAGTCTTGCACTGCTCTTCACTCAGAAGTATCCTGACACTCCCGTATGGATTAATGATAAGTATGAGTATCTCTACAGTTTCTGGAAGACGTTACGGGATCGTGGGGATGAGTTATCTGAAACACTCTACGAGATTAAAACTGAGCATAGCAGCGAAGACAAGGCAAAGGAGTTGTTTGTCGCTGCTAAAGCAGAGATTTCCAAGGCAGACACTTTTCGTCAAGCTCAGCTTTTTTGGATTCTTAATAAGTGCAGCTATAGCGGGTTGACTGAGAACTCTTCCTTCTCTAAGACTGCATCTAATCAAAACTTTACTACCCGTGGTGCTAATCATCTGAAGAGTATCTCTGGGATCATTCAGCACTGGCGTATCACTAACCTAGATTACGAGCTCGTAATGAATAATGACTGCGGGTTGAGTGATACATTCATCTTCCTAGACCCTCCATATAAAATCAAGACCTTTTTGTATGGCACTAACGCAGAGATGCATAAGAATTTTGATCACTCAAAGTTTGTAGAAGACTGTAAGGTATGTCCTCACAACTGGTTAGTGACATATAATGTTGACGATGAGTTGAAAGAAGCATATACTAACTATCATCAAGAAGAGTTTCGTATTACCTATGGTATGAAGCATCGTCCAGATAATAAACTCAAGACTGAATTGTTGGTTACTAACTTCACTGAATCCACTCCTCTAGCATCTCTTTATGAAACAGTATGACATCCCTCTTAAGGATTACCTTAACAGTATCAACCTGAAGCAAGGGGATCTCTCAGAGGATCC